GGCATAATGCCACTGATTGCACTGGTTACCACACCTTTTGCGGCATTCCATCCGCTCGACATTACACTGCTGATAGTTCCCATTACGCTCGAAACGACACCGCTGATTGAATTCCAAACGGATGACACAACTCCAAGTATCCCCCGAGCAACATTCGAAACAACACTACTGATCAGATTCCATCCACTGCTCACAATATTAATAATCGTATCAATCACTGGCGAAACCACGGCTGATATAGCATTCCATCCAGCAGAAATTACACTGCTTATGGTGTTCAACGCAGATGAGATTACATTTTTAATTGTTTCCCATGCTGCAATGATATATTCCTTGCAATTCTCCCAGATAAATCTCCACGGAAGAGATATAATCTGAACTGCTGCAGATATAATTTCACCAATCAGCATAATCGCAACTGTAATCACATTCTTAATTGTTTCCCATGCAGAAGATGCTGCACTTGTAATCTCATTCCAAACAGAAGCGAAGAAATCAACTATGCCATTCCACACAGATTCAACCGTTGATGTAATTTCTGACCAAACTGTATCGAGATCAGTCCCGAACCATCCAAGGAATGTATCTATCACTCCCTTTAATGCTTCTAATACATCTGTAAGTACTGCTTTTATACCTTCCCATATTCCGCCGAATACTTCCTGTATTCCAGTCCAGCACTGCTCCCAGTTTCCAGTAAACAGTCCTATGAATGTATCTAATATACCTATCAGAACATCACATACCGTTGTGATAGTATCAGCCAACGCAGCAAAAGCACCTTCAAATACCGGTGCTAAAATTTCACAGAACCCATCCCATATAGCTTTCAGGGCACTTACTATATCTGTAAAAGAAATATTCAGACCTGCAAATCTTTCTTTTACATTGTCTACGAATGATGATATCTTATCTCGTATCTGATCCCAGATTGCGATCATGTTATTCCTGAAATTTTCATTCGTATTCCACAGATGCGTAAATGCAGCAACCAGAACCGCTATCACGGCAACGATCGTCACCACAGGGGCGTTTATGCCTGCGATTGCTGTCTGAAGCTTGCCGAATCCTTTCATTAGGTTTCCTACGGCTATAGGTCCATCTGCAAACACCTTGATTAATTTCCCCATTATAGCAAGAACGGGACTAATCGAAGCAACAACTGCAAGCATAACCAGAACCATTTTTTTCTGACTATCCGGCATCTTATTAAATTTTTCTGTAAGTTCTTCTACTTTTTTAGTGAACTGCTCAACATAAGGAGCTACCGTAGTAAGCAATACGGAACCCAATTCGATACCGCTGTTTTTAATCCGGTTAAGAGCTTTTGCCATTTTAGCTGATGGCGTATTCATCTTTTCGAGTCCCTGACCAACCAGATCAGCTACATTAGCCATTGATCCCATTGTTTCATTGAAATCACCGGCCGAATCATTTAAGAGTGCCATAGCCGCCTTTCCGGCTTCCTGACTGCCCCATAATTCGTTGAATGCCTTTCCAGTCTCTTTTGAGTAATCTTTTAATATTTTTAATGCATCGCCAGTTGTTTTTCCATCCTTCATCAGATCCTGGAATGATTTACCAGTCTTTTCTTTCAGAACCTTTCCTACATCCGTACCAGAATCACCAAGCTCATTCAACATACTGTTCATGTATGTGGTAGATTCCGCCGTGGCAATACCCTGTTTAGTCATAAGGGTATACATCGTGCACAGCTGATCCAGATTAACATTCATACCGGCAGCCGTCGGGATAACTTTACCCATGCTGGATGCCAATTCGTTTACAGATGTTTTACCAAGATTCTGTGTGTTTACCAGCTTATTCGCTATGTTGTCCACCTGATCAGCTTCCAAACCATACGCATTTACGGCTGTAGACAACAGATCCACAGATGTTGCAGTATCCGTAAATCCGACTTTTGCCATGTTAGCAGATGTTCGAATAAAGCTCCCAAGCTTTTCAACTGGTACCGATGCTGACAACGCCTGATAGCCGGCTTCCGTAAGTTCTACTGCGCTTTTTCCTGTTTCATTCGATAGATTCAGGAATTCTTTGGATAATTTCTGAACGGATACCTGTGACGTATCAAATAAGGTTGACATCTTTGCCATACCATTCTGAAAATCAGATGCGCCCTTTGTTACCGCAGTCAATGTTCCGGCTGCAGCGGCGGACAGCGGAGCGAATTTCTTTCCGACTTTACCTACTGCATCACCGGCTTTTTCTATTTTCTTCCCGATTCCCGTGACCTTTGTTCCGGCCTTTTCTATCTTCTTACCGAATTCAGCCCATTTATTGCCACTCTTTTCGGATTCTTGGCCACCTTTTCCGGCATCTTCACCGGCTTTTTTTGCTTTTTTTCCAGCTTCTTCCGCTGTCTTTCCAGCTTTTGTGGCACTATTTCCCGCTTTTTCGGAAGACTGTTTCACTTTATCGCAGCCTTCCGACACTGCCTTTTCGGTATCAGCGACTTGTTTATGTACATCATTTAACGATTTTTCTGCATTTGCAGTATCAATCGCAATCGTACCGACAAGCTTAAATAAATCCATCTATACCTCCTATTCTGAAGGCTGGAAAGATTGTAATATGGACATACTATCAGCAATAACATTTTCCTGTTCAGTTTCACTCATGTGAGATGTTTCAATCCGCTGAACTTCTTCGTTTACGCCTTCTTCATACTCTTCAAAAGTCTTGTCCCATACTTTATGCAGGTACACTTCCCAGCGCAGTTCTTTGTTGTATGCCTCTGAAAAATCTCCTACAAATTGTAAGAAACTGCATGATTGAATATACCAACTTACCAATCGCAGCGGATCATGATAGCGCTTAAACAGCTGATCCAGAAATTGAAACTGCCCTATTTGAGCAATCCTGATACAACCTGAAAAAAATCTGAAAACTCTTCTTTTTTGAAAACATCTACAATCATCTGTGTAAATGTTCCCAGTGGCAGAGCAGCGATCTCTTTTTCAGTCATTCCAGACAGACCGGCAAGAAACTGATACAGTTCTCTCTTAATTTTTCCAAGATTCTTCAAGAGCAGCCCAACCAGTTTCATAATTACTTTGATACCAATCTGCTTTGTAAGTACATCAGCCATCGCATTATCTGAGCTTTCTTTTCCATCTGCTTCATCTAAAGTTGAATCTACACTGTTCATGATGTCTGCCATTTCTTTTGCATCGAAGCAGTCTGCCATATTTTCAATACCGATTTTTGAAATAATATTGACCATCGGGAAAATATCATCAGCACATAATTTTCTTAATTCATAATTTCTTTCTACCATTACAATCCTTCCTTTCGTTACTTTTTACCTTCTGTTATTCTTCGTTTTTTTCCGGTCCATCAACAACAGCTTTGCCAGATACATCTTCCGACTGACTAGCTGCCGGATCTGGGTAATAGATGTGGTACGGAAGTACCTTTAACGCTTCATCTTTGTTAACATCACCCACGCATTCAACCGTCACTGTTGGCGAAGACTGAGATTTATTTTTTGCATCCAGTTCAAAACCAGATGTACACAGGGCATCATCAAAAATAACAATAATTGGTTTTTTTGATACGGTTCGTCCAACAAACGCAAAGTTTTCAAAATAGTCACCTGCTTCGATATCCGGTTTACTTTCAATAACTTTATATCCGGTTGCTGTCGAATTTCCTTCCTGGGCAATCAAGCCCTTTTTGATAATTTCAGGGCTGATCTCTGCAAAATTGATTTCCATTGTTGCTGTTTCTCCAACCTTCATCATCAAGCCTTTTGCTTTAATCAACTTTCCATCCACTTCAATATCCTGTACTTCAGGTTTCATAGACACTTTCGATCCACCATTAGTTGCTCCTATGATTGATTCTGCAAAATTCCATTTGTTACCAGAAAACGTTAATCCCTGATGGATTGTTCCAGCACCAAACAGAATAGAATCTGGTGTATCTTTGGTGATTCCATGTTCTTTCCAATTTGTCCATTCATTTGCCATTATTCATTCACCTTCCAACTTTTGATCTTTAAATTAACCTGTATCCTATTTATATCGTTTCCATCTGTCGGGATCATTGTTGAAGTGTCGTAATACGCAATAATATGCGTTCCAGAATCAAGAACAGCGTGATAACCTGAAAGTGTAGGAAATGCCTTTTGAAGCACTTCCTTTCCATTCTCAAGGTCCATCACGCTGCCTTTTGTTGTTCCTGTTATCATCATTACATCTTCGCCCGATCCATCCTCAGATGTATCTGGAGTTTCCGAATATTCCCCTATCCAGTAGGGATATTCTGCTTTTGTCCTCCATTCATAGAACTGATATGGAAGCAATTCTTTTAATTTAAGATTCATGTGTCTTAATATCTCTTGCGTCATACTAATCACCTAAATCCTTAAAATTCATTTGTGCCTTATTCTGTACTGGTCCTTTTAGCGAATTGAACGCATTAAACAATGCTCTTGTTCCACGCTTACCATTGGTCTTGTAGAAATCCACACCGTTTTTTCCGTGCACGATTACTACTTTTCCGTTATAGGTTGGTTTCCTTTTTCCAGTATACGATTTAACCGGCACGTACCAAGCACCGGCACGTCCATCTCCATTCAATGCATATTCTCCGGTTCCAAATTCTTCCCATAATGCGTTTTCAAGATCTGAGCCGATAGCGCATACCATGTTTTCAGTATCTACTTCATGCCGGAAGCTTCCCGCAGTCTCTCCGCTTGCACGTCTGGAATTTGAAGCAGCCTGCGACTTAATCTCTCCACCAGCTTCTTCCAGCCATGCAATAGCCTTTAATTGCATTTCTTCAATGATCTGTTCTGTATTGTCTTCAAACTCAATCTGCGCCACTCCCAACACCTCCTACAGCTTTCAGGTAGATTTCCAGATGTTCATGCATTCCCATCGGATCATCAATCCACTGTACATCATAGATTTTTCCATCTATCAGCATTCTACACACCTCAGGATCCTGATTGGCAAGCGCCCGATAATAATCAGTAATATAGTAATGACTGGACTCTGATATCTTGGCATTATAGTTCTGGACGGGTGAGTTTCCAGATACTAAATCAAGCCATCCCGGATAGGAGCCTGCTTCTTCCCAGCTAATTACCGGATTGCCAATCTCATCAACACCATTTTCACTCTGCACCTGTAAGATTGCTGTTGTGTTTCCACCAATATCAGACACAATCAACACCTTGCCTTTCTATACGGTTTCAGACAGCCTAACAGACTTACTGGGTAGCCATTCATCTGATTGGATGCGTCCTGATCGAAGTATGTAACCGAATGGCGAGACAATGTTTCTGCCTTTATTCCGACTTTTCCACGGTTCTTTACTTCCCATTCGCAAAGATTAATACAGCACTCAATCACATCATCTGGATACTCTACTTTTGTGATCAGTATATGACCTTCATCAATTAACTCTTTATCCAGTACAATCGTGTTCTCTTCTATTCCTTTTACTGTATATAATCCGTCATTGAACATACTTTCCGTTATTTGCACTGTATCTCCAATCGACAATCCATAAAGTTTATTTATTACATTAAGTTTCGACGATGATACAACACCTGCTGATCGAATCTTTCTATTCTGGAAGTTGTTGTTCGTATAAGAGCGGATGGTTTGCTCGATTGCTTTTAGCTTCTGTTCAATCCGCTCTATTGGCCAGTCCTTAAAGTCGATTAACCATTTTGCCCTTTCTACCGACAAGATCATAACTGCACCGCCTTCCTACTGTTCTCCCGGTGTTCCATCATCCGAATCTGTTTTGATTTCGGTAACAGTATATCCTTCATGTTCGCCAAACCATTTAGCAAGGCGCTCACTTGTGATCAATGCTTCTCCGTGTGCGAACTGTGCACCACCGGCACCTTCTCCGCAATATCCGGGATTTCCATTTACCGTAACCTTGTATGTTTTTAATTCTTCTTTTTTCTTTCCTGCCATGTCTGTTTCTCCTTTCAATTACGCAATCTTGACATTTCTTAGAACACCCGCATGTTTTGTATTCTTCAGAACTGTTGCCGCAACCATTTCGACTTCGCCGTCTTTTACAGCTCCCGGCTGATTAAAGTCTGGAAGGTACTGACTGATAGCTGAGCTTCCTGTAATAGTAGCAGCATGGAATCCGTCATTTACATCAAACTTAACAGCGTAGATGTCTGTCAGACCTGTAGTAGCAGATGAACCAGATAAAGTTCTGGAAATTCCGTCCTTAACGCACGCATTTGCTGTAACAGTTGTTCCACCAGTTACTGTATAATGATTCTTTAAATCCATAAATCTAACACCATCTAATGAGGTAACCTTCTTTCCAAATGCTTCCTCTGTTTCTGTTCGATATCCCAGTATACGAGCCATTGTCTGCACTTTAGAAATCATGTTGGTATTCATCAGAAGTGCATCTGCATCTGTTTCACGAATAAGAATCTGTAATGCTTCATATAACTGATCAGCGTTTGCTTTCATTTTTGTAATGTCAGAGATATCAATAACCGCTTTGCTATTAAATTCTGATGTAGTACCTGCAAGCATCTTGTCAAGTCCATCAAACGAATCTGTCTGAGTTGTTGAATCTCCATTAACTAGTGTGTAATGGAACAGGGAAACTGCAGCTGCTATCTTCTCTTCCATCTGGAATGCCATATTGTTAAACTTGTTTTCCGCCTGTTTGAGGACACGATCCATTTTGAATTTTCCACCAAAGATTTTCAAGTCGGCTGATTTCTTTACAAGTTTTGCTTCACTGTCTGCATATTCCGCATTTAATTTACGAAATGCAGCTGTTGATGGAATCTGTTTCTGCATATAGCTATATGTGAGTGTAGATCCGCCCTGCGGACTTACTGTATTATCAAACGGTAACATCTGTAAGATTTCTGATTCTCTTAAGAAAGTATCTACTACCTTCTCGGCTACCTTATCAGATACTCCTTCTTTCATATCATTCAGCATAAGTGCCATTGACTTTCACCATTTTAACCTTTCTATTTTTCATTTTCTTCATACTGCATACGAAGCGCATCAGCCAGATTCTTCGGCTGTACATCATTATTGTGATCACCCTCTGGAAGCGGTTTCGGATCAATCTCTCTTGGTCCCGGATTATTCTCTGAATCAAAATGAGTTGGATACTGAGTCTTTAAGTTGGAAATCTTCTCATCAATCCACTTAATATTTCCATCATCATCAAGTTCCAGTGATCCGCCTTCTTTAAGCTTGAATGCCATATAGCCGACATCATCTGTCTTTGCATCCATAAGTGCAACCTTGATAGCAGATTCAAGCCTTGTATTATCAAGTTCTTTCTGCAGTGTTGCCACCTGTGTTTCATATGCTGTAATCTTTTCCTGAAGCTTATCGCTATCTTTTGTTCCTGCCTTCAGCTGTTCAATCAATTTCGTTGATTCTCCATGCTGAGTTGTCAGGTTGTCGTAGTCTGTCTTCAGTTTTCCGTATCGAATATCCAGATTTTCCTCACTGGCAGTGTAAATCTTGTTCTCTTTCATGCCTGCTGTAATCGCCTTAATCTGTTCATCCGATAACCCCTGCTTTTTTAATAATTCTTCTAATGTCATTTTGTATTTCCCCTTTCTTACGCTTTTTACATGTCTCGTCCATGATCTGCGGAATAGTGTTTTACATCCCTACGGATGAAATGGCATTAAAAAAAAGACATCCTTTGATGCCTTAAATCAATGTATCCTTGTCCTTGCCACCCGCCACCCACTATTTCACCCATAGCTGGGAGATAATTGGATCACCGCCTTATCAGCAAAATTTGCATAGAATAATTAATGCGACACAAACAATCATGATATTAATGCTCGATGTTGCCATATTCTCACCTCTTTCTTAAAAATGGGTACAAAAATACCACTAACCATTTCTGATCAGTGGTATCTATAATACTTTTTCAATATCTTTCTTATCAACAGTAATTGTTTCCCAGTTAGTAGGAGAATCACCAATGTCAACTTCGCAAGCATCTTCAAAAAGTTCAACTATGGTCCCTATTCGCCCATCCTTTAATTTAACTACATCATATTGTTTCATAGTTCTCACCTCTTGTCTACATAAATCGATGTTAGCCTTGGTTCAGCGTTGTCGTTATCTTTAATCCATGCTGTTAATACATTTGCTGTTTTTCCATTCGGTCCTGTTATCTGCATAATCTGCTCATAGCGCTTTCCGTATTTGTCTTCTCTCTTATATACTAACTCTTTTTCATCAAAAGAATCAAGTATTTTCGTTTTTAAGTCTGTATAACTTTCTTTTGTATATCCAAGTGCTTCTTTAAAAGCTTTTGCTTTTTCTTTACCTGTAGGATGTTCAAAATTTAATGCATATTCCGTTAACTTCTCATCTGGGATTTTCGCAAAAAATTGCAAATCCATCTTTATTTTGTTGCCTTTAGAATTTTCTACAGTTCCCATATATTTTTTATTGAATTCATCAAAACTCTTTCTTTTATCCAATCCGTAAAAAGAAGCTCTTTCTTTTAACCGATCAAGTTCTTTCTGATCCAATGCCCATTTTGCACGCTGCAAAAGTACACATCTGCAGTTGATTACTTCCGCTGCACTTCCTGATGGATCTCCCGGATACATCAATCCATTGCTGAATTTCTCGTCCAGTGCCCTGATTTCACCATCAACCATCTGATGTGATTCTCTGGTATTGGCATCCATTGTGGCATCCCACTGCTTCACAACATCCGCTCCGCGCTCTCTTGCAGCATAACAGGCATCCATAGTGGATTCTTGCTGTATTCTATGCCCTTCCGTTCTTGTAATCCTGACAGCATTGTTATAACCAATCTTGGTATATCCGGCTAACTGCTGGGCCATCTGTGAGTAGCTCATACCAGTAGCAACCCCGCGGCTGATCTGTGCTGTAATCTTCCGATTCAAAAGATCTACATCCTCGCCTAATCGTGAGTACAATCCCTTGTTGATCTTACTATTGATCTGTACCGCCCGGACAACCTTCTCCTGATCGATTGGAACGATCAAAGGAATCCCTTCACCATGCAGTACATACATATTCCCGGTAAAAGCTTTGTTATAGCACCCATTCAGGTACTCATTAACGGTCTTAAATTCTTTCTGGTGCATTTTATCCAGGATGCCTCTCACTTGTGTCTTAAGCGCATCCTGATATTGCTTCTGGTACACCTTTGAGCGTTCCATGCTCTTTAGCGTTTCCCGTTCCTGTTCATCCTCAATAGAATTATATTTATCCTGTATCTTATAGATTTCTTCCTGAAGAGCATTAGCCTTCTGTGTAATATCCTTTAGAGATTGATTATATACAGCCTGTAGCCGTCTGATCACACGTTCCTCATCATCAAGAAACTCTATCTGAACAATCTTCTCACGGTACTTCATAGCCTATCACCTATTCCTCGACTGGTTCATCATCTGGATTGTCAGGATCATCCGGTACAATAGCACCTAATACCGTTCTTGCATCCTGTGCTGTACTGCTATCTGCATTCTTCAGCTGTTCTTTCAACTCATCAAAATCCCAGTCCATAACGTCACATAATGCTTTCAGTGTCTGCTCATCACCAATCTGTGCAGCCATATTTAGTATGGTGTTAATCTTTACCTGCTGAGTATCTGCTTCTGTCTTTTCATTCGCTATATTCTCCGATTCATTCATCATGATAGATCGTGTGAATTCGAACCTGACATCTGTAACCTTATAACCGGTTCCATGCATCTGATTGATTTCATCCAAAACAACCTTTAGAAGCTGTTTCAACAATTTTTTTAATCTTCTTTCGAGCTTATTCGCTTTCAGATCCAATAATGCGTATCTGCTTTTGATCACAATATTTGTGATATTCCCATCTCCGACCTGTGATGAATTGAATCCCATACCGAACCGGTATATGTTCTTTTCATCCTCATCGGCTTTCGCCTTACGTGCCTGATACGGAATGTCAACTGTTCTGACTTCTACGTCCCCTTCCGAATCTGTTCCAACTATCTTCTTGGTTTTCAGGTTCTGTTGCAATTCATCCAGGTTGTCACCCTGGAATCCTTTCACCACATACAGCGGTGTATCAAAATCCTTTAGATTATTAGATAATCCACATTGCATGATGTCATAATCATCTATCAGGCCTTTGATTGGTTTCAATCCGCTAAACTGCTTCTTGTTGTAATCTAACCGCCAGAATGGAATATATCCAAACGAGCACCCCATCTTCACACCAGTTTTCTTGTCCGTAAATACGATATGCGGTCTCGGATTCACCGGTTCAGATTCATCCTGCACAATCTTTCCATTCAGACCATCCTGAATATAATAAAATGTTTCTGCTTCAGACCATACCTGAATCTTTCGGATTACTTTCTTTCCCTGTTCTATACGGTCCACATAGTGATATATGATGTACCGCTTATGATCTGAAGTATCCTTTTCTCTGCACTCTACTACGCCCATGCTGTCAGCACACTGGAAGGAAAGCTTATCTGCAGCATTCTTATATGCAAACACATATTCAAATCCTTTTGTGTAAGCCCCTGTAATCACATCGCCAATCTCTGACCAGAACTCATCATCAAAATAGTTATCCAGATGCTCCTGTAATCCTTCCGCCGTATCCTTTGCAACCATTGGGTTTTCATCAAATGAAAGCATATAGGCTGACAGCTGATCGGAAAGTTCTGTAAAAAACGGGTGACTGATTTTGACATTTGACCGCACCTTATCTTCTACCAGTTTTCCATCAGCATTGTAGTAGAATAATCTATATTTTCTTATGTCGTGTTCGCCTTCGTAGTATCTTTGACCAACACCGGCAAACTTTTTCTTCTCTGATACAATATCATTATCTATGAATTTCTGTATCTCTGATACGCTCAGCAACCTTTACACCTTCCTTCTTTGATTATTCAATAGGACTTAACAGGAATCGAACCTGTGACATATCAGCCGGCACTCCATAACCGGACGCTGTATCTGCTCTACCTCTGAGCTATAAGCCCTGTATTTATCTAAATGACAGTCCTGCCAGCACCATAACCGACCACCAGTTGTGACCGTGAAAGGAGGTTGCATCTGCGACGATGCAAGTTTCTTAACGGAAAAAGATTGAGCCCGCCCTAAGACTCTGAAAACCGCTGGTGCTGTGCACGCCGTCCGTCAATTGTCATTATTCTTTTACATCAGCCATCTACTAGCCTTACGCCATCCTTCTATTGCATATCTCAGTGCTGCCATTGCATCATCCATAACCGGAACCGGATCATCCAGGTATTCCCCTGTTCTTTCATCCTTCTTCCACTTCCATTGCTGTAACTCCTTGATCGTGTTAACACAATGAGGGGCAACATAGATCTTGCGCCTGATAGTATGGTCCTTACCGACCGAGCCTTTCAGCCAATCGATCTGCGCATTTACTGAGCCTTTTGAACCGCCTTTGTCAACACCTCTTGCCCTGTATCCCGCCTTGTTCCACTCCTTGATTCTGTCAGGTTCAGCACTGTCACACCACATTATTTTCTTGGTGGGTATGCCGTGCTGTATGGCTATTGGTATGATCTCAGCGGTTTCTTTCTCATACTCATATATTTCATCGATGATATAGATATTTTCATCTTTGATACCAACCAGCAATATTGCGTCCGCATGGTTGAACCCAAAGTCTTGTCCAATAGCTACATCATCGTAATTGTTGAGATTTTGTGATACTTCCCGGACTTCCCAGTTGTGAAGAATCAATCCACCAATCTCACCCCATTCTCCAAGACCATAGATCTGATAGCCTTCTGGATCCACAATCTTTCTACGTTCCATTCGTTCACGGTACGCATTATCAATGAACCGATTACCGAGATAGGTCGAATGATGGGTAAGTACATTCGTGTCCGGGATATCAAAAAAGACCTTCTTGATCCAGTGATTCTTATTCACCGGGTTGAAGGTCATTCTGATCTGATAAAATTGATCTGGTGGAAGCTCACCACGCAAACGGTCATCGATAATTTCCAGATCTGCTTGCGTGAATTCTGTAGCTTCTTCCAGCCACACGTCCGTAAGCTTGCCCTTTGGAAATGTAATAGATTTCAACTTCTCACGTTGTCTATCATCATTCATTCCCCTGAATATAATCTGGTTGCCATTATGTCTGCATGTAAGCATTAATGGACTTCTGTTAATCTTCCAGTAAGCATCAGCCTTATCCCCAAACATCTTGTACAAAGAACCGGTTAGTTCTGCGAATGTACTGTCTCGATTGGTGATATCAGACTTTCGCATTGCTACAAGGTTTCTTCCTTTGTCTCTCATTAGTCTCAGGATGTAATTCTGCGCTGTATCCACGCTCTTTCCGGATCCGGCAGAACCTTTCATCACGATGTATCGTTTTTTACTGCGGTCAACCTCTTTAAAGCATGGATTAGCTTGAACATTTATTTTCACAGGCAATCAGCTTCTTTAAAGGCTTTGAAAAGTTTCGGTGACTGAATAGCAATCCAGTCTGTAATCTCCTCGTTCCGTCCCCAGCTTTCGGCACCGCCACTGTTATTCCATAATCCAGACTCGTACAGAAACGCGTGAATAATTTCATGCCTGAGTACCTTCTTCTTGTACTCTTTCAAATTCATTAAAGAGTTTCTACTGGATTCTAACTTCGCAATCCTAATCTGATGAATGCTCTGATCCATACATCCATCACAACCCTCTGGAAGTTTTTCATCTGGCGCATCAAAATATATCTTATATAACGTTCCTAAAATATTAACTTTCTTCATTGTCATTATCTCCATAATCAATCGTGATGTTCAAATCCATATCAACATCCGTCTCGACTTTATCCGTAAACAGTGCATATCTCTTGCCCAGGAGCTCTGCAGCCTTTAATCGTTCTTTTTCTGACGGGGATTTTTCCATCGTCCTCGCTTCGCTGCAACCATCACCGGTTCCTTCAACTACAATTTCCTGCGCCGTGCTTTCTCCGCGAAGAACAGACGTCAGATACTCAATTACTTCCTGTGCATCTGCAGTCTTTTCATTATGGATTTTTTCCATTTGCTCGGCTATATAGTTTTTAACCTTAACATTTCTTAACAGCCTAGCAGCCGCTGCAGCTGCTACAGCATCATTTTTGACATTCGGATATGCCACCTTGTAAGCCCGAGTGGCATTTAAATCGACTAGATATTCATCTGCAAATATTTTCTGTTTTTCAGTCACTCAGACTCACCTCCTGTTTTTTTGCATTAGAAAAGCACCCCGGAGGGTGCCTGTATTTTTTATCACTGTTTTCTTTCCTTGTATTCTTCCATTTCCTTGCGTTCCAACTCCCAATCTTGATTAGATAGTTTTACCAACTCCTGATCAGAAATTCTTGCTTCATCTATAAATATTTTATGCCTATAATTCCAGTGTTTCTGTCTTATCTCCCTTAGCTTCGGATCTCTTATTCTATGAATTTCGCCTATGCTTAAATTTTCTTTATACTGTTCTTCTTCACTCAACCATTCATCCATATTGAACACTCCTTACTTTTCGGTATTCTTCTTTTCTATAATTTCAATATCATCATAGTAAATAACAACTACATCATCATCTGTTATATTATTTTCTATATACGGCTTTTGCGGATTGCCCTTTTCGTCCAATATATACTTTCTATATTTTTTCAAAGAGATAAATTGCTTTTTCCCTTCTTCCAACTCACTCTTTCCTAAATATCCCTCATATACAAATTTATCATTTCGCAAATACACTTTGAGCCACGGACTTATTTCACCATCATCCAAAACATCTATCTCGTTCTCATCCATGCTTGTTTGAATATCTAAAAAACTAAAAACCTCTTTTAATGCATCGGATTTCTGTGCTACATGTGCTATGTATGGAACAACCGTTGAAACACCTATCATACAAAAATGATATGCAATTTCCGATGATATTTGAAATCTATCCACACATATTTTGTACAAAAAACTTATTACAATTGATTTTGCGATAGTTCCTTTTTCATCTTTCAAAGTTTTCGCTTTCAAAAAGTGATATACATACAGCGAAATATACCCTGGATAAAAATACACTATATATGTTGCTATTGAATCTATTATTTTTAAAATATCATCTACCGACATCTTTTTTTCACCTACTCTTCTGGCGGATTTCCTGTTGGCTTTCCATTTTTAATTCTTGCTTCTTTCGAAGTAGCTATACTCCTCTTTCTATTACGGTTTTCTCCGAATATTTGAAGATTCATCCTCGAGCCATTTTCTTTTATGTTCTTATTATTATGTTGTTTTTTACTCACTTACCCATTCCTCCAACCTATCTAAAACCTACTTCCATAATATCCCATTTCTCGACATTACGCAACGAAAAAGACACCCGCGTTGCCAGGTGTCCTCTCTCGGTTTTATTAGGTTGTGGGAGAACTGATCGAATGATTTAATATCTGTTCATCAATTCCAGTATAAGGATAACAAACTTGCATACTAAACTTCAATAAACTAACACAAATAAAGATAAATTATGTTGGCAACTTTAAATGTGCCAGCGCTCTTCCATGCAATTTATGTACCCACTGCTCACTATAATCCATTTTCTCTGCAATCTCCCAGAATCTTAAGCCTTTCACATATCGGTAAAACAACACGTCGTTCTCATCCTCGTTCTTTATCTCCTTAATCTGCTTTTCGATAGAAACATAAGATTCAACGCAACTTTCCTTTTCTGCCCCAAGTTTTTCTACCAACGAATCAATCCTTGCCAACTCATCAGATAGATCCTTCTGGTTTCCGTTTCCATGCGGCATGCCCGAATAATCAATTGCCTTCACCGATGCAGCTAATTCCTTCAATTCGTTAATTTCATCATCAATACGGTTGATACGTCTTCTACTGGATCTGTATCCTCTCAGATATTCTTTCTTCCGGTTATTCTCATTCTTGATATTGTTTTCTTCCAGTCTCTGCTCCACCGGCATCTACTCCCTTCGTTATGTCTACTCCCATCTTCCGCAAGTAATCCTCCACCGAATAGCTCTGATAAGCTGGTGTATGGAATCTCTCACTTGCCTTCGCATCATGACTTTCTTCCAACTCCTTATAGTGTTGCTGATCATCCAGCTTTACCTGTCTTCTGTCTCTTCCTCTGTTCAATCATTTCTCAGTTCCTTCGTCGTTTTGTTTTTATTCATCAACTTCCTGTTCAAGCCAATGTGCTTTACAATCTACGCATACCTCTCTACTTGATACTAGACTACCTTCTTTTCGGCAATATGCTCTTTTATCACCTGCATAATATGGACAATTTATGTTGTAATAAATCATAGCTTCTTCGCTTGCACCACCATCATCAATGCTTACTCGGTTCAAGCGTGATTCCAAACCGTCCAGCAATAGATTTATCATATATTCCCTATTTGTCATTCTGTTTTCTCCTTATACGGTTCCGGCAATGGCATCCACGCATTGACAAATATTCCATAGCTTGAATATGGTTTTTCATCATCTCCCGGATAGAATGTACCGCCTTCATCATTTTCTTCATAGCGTCCGATCGCTGCCATTGTATAATTTTCAAATGACAACAGGACATATTCATCCGTATCCGGCAGTCTTTCACTTATCGGAATCCATCCACTTTTTCTTTCTACCAATTCAAAACACTGTTCTCTCCATCCAAGTACATATTCTAGAGAATACGAACCGTACCCGATGCAATCATCGTTACTGCCTACTTTTCTATACTTAATAGAGTAATATGGTTTTTCTTTTGGCCCGGTCACTACAATGTCAATGCTCTCTACCTTTATCTTCTCATGTGGTTTATTTTCTATCGGCGCATATGTCTTATCCATATTATTCTCCTTTCTTGTACGGAGTCGGCAGGGGCATCCAAGCAATAATTACTTTCGTTGAATACTCATAGATTCCTTCAAAAATACCATTTCCTGCATATCTTAATTCTGTTACTGTACCACTTGAAAATTGCGCTATTACATTCATTGCATTCTCTGGTAATCTCTCACTGCATGGAATCCATTTGCCAGGGACATTTATATCCTCAGCATCTTCCCTGTCCTCATACATCGCCAGTCTATCCACCAGCTCCTGTTTCTTATTCGGGGACCAGTACCCTCGCTTTATACCGTTCTCTCTTTTATGTGTTAATCTTTCCATGATCTATTCCTCCACATCCTTTACTCGCATCCGTGCACCCTTCTCATACTTCGTGCATTCCTCTACTTTACATCCACGGCTGTGTTTCATAAGTCCGGCATAATCACAGCTATTCACTGTCGGCCGGTTACTCCGGAACTTACAAGTCTTACATAGGTGCCGGTCTGAATTGTCTACTGCAGGTTCTTTTTCTTTCTTCCGGAATCTCGCTGCATGATACCCGACTGTTCCGAACGGGATGCCGGTCCGATCAGCAATCTCACGATTGGTATATCCTTCCTCTACCAGCTTCCGGATCTTCTCTTTCTTATCTTCGATATTGTCCGCCGGAAGATCTATCTTTTCTTCTTCCATCCTTTCCTCCGGCTTCTCTGGGGGGGGGATAATGCCTTCCTGCGTTTCATGCGCTACCTGGATAATATCGTCTGGATCTACCTGATCAGCTTCTGTCATCCCCTGCACAGCCTGTTCAAAATCCGGATTTATGACTGCCGGCACATCTACCAGAAAATCAAGATCTTTAAAAAGTTCCTCAAACGGAAATGTATCGTATCCTGATTTTCCATTTTTCCCAACTGAAGCTCTGTCAAGTACGATGACCTCTTTTCCCTTCCGGTAATAATCTATTGCTTTTTCAAAGTCAATTCCTGTAAACATTTATTTCGCCCCTTTCTGCAAATTCTTCAAAAATTCCACCAAATGAGTCTCACTGTCTTCGGTATGCACATACTGTTGATCAAACGTCTTTTCTCTTCCGTAGTACTTTTTATTCTTTTCCAGCAAATGAAAATAATGACTATCCTCTAACTCACCAGAATTCCAGTAATACTTTCTCTTTGGATATTCGGCTACTATCAATCTACTGCCATCCTCGAAATCATATTTGTAATAATTCACATCAATACGATCATCGTGATACCACAATCCCCAATCTTTATAATTTCTAAGCCACTCCTTCCGTTGATCATTATTCTTGAGTTTTGGAAGTTCTGGCTGTTTCGGTTCTTCTGGTGGATTCATCACCGTATCCAAATCGTGAATATATCCGGCCAATGCTGCCACTAAAATCTTCTGTTTCCGGATCCTGATATCATTTTGACCGAATTCTTTCTCAGCCATCTCCAGATATATCTGAGCTTTCTGATTTTCTTCCCTAGCAATATCGATATCAGTTTTCTCAGATACTTCTTCATACAGCTCCGGCTCTGGCTCTACCTCTTTCTCCACAGAATCTGATGGAATCCTCTCTTCAACTTCCAGCATTTTCTCTTCCGGAACTTCCACCTTCTCCTGTTTGTGCAAGTTCTTATAATGATTCCAACACTTCGCACATTCTTTCTGTCCTTCATGCTGATCTTCACGAGATGTCCCCCAGTTCTGCCTTGGACAAGTACCTTGATCTGGCGGACAATCCATATTCACATTCTCAACTGACGGTTGCTGTTTATCCTGTGCGACGTCGCACGCATCATCAAGCCATCCGCACCTGCTATTGCAATTCTGGTCACATTCCAAACAACAGCTATAGTTCTCTGAACAATATGCAGCTGCTCCACATATTCCACTTTTACTTTTTCCGGTGATACATTTTGCCGGACCATGTTTTTCTTCCGGAAGAATCTCCGGATAATCCTCCAGGCACATCTGCCCTAGCACTTGCTCCGGAATCTGTTCTTCAATTTCTTCCGGTTCAGGATCTGGTGTACGTATCCCACGAATTTCTCTTGCCGTCATATCCGGCTTTACTTCTTCCATCTGTTTATCATCCAGATATAACATTTCCTGCAGCTGACTTTTCCCAAAGCTTATATATTCTTCTGACAGTATCGGTGTATTACCATTCTTGGAGAACCTGTCGTTCATTGCCATCCATCTGGATGCTGTTGATCTTTTGATACCGTAATTATCTTCTGCAAATTCCCATATTGATTTATATCCATCTTCCAGGAATAAGCTTTTATCTCTGATCAGCTTCAGGTAGAATCCTATTGCCACAAAATCTCTCGACATGTTCTGCAGCTTCTCCTTGATGATATCTTTCGTTTCTGTGTAATTAAGTTTTTTGTACCACCTAATTTCCTCCATCTTTCTTTTCCCTTTCCCACATATCGTGCAAAGTCTGTACACGAATCGCTATCCACAACACCAGATCAATCACATCACACTGTCTTCCATATTTCTCAATCACAGCATCCTTTGCTTCGTTGAACTGCCTCATGTCATGTGATTTTGTGTAATCTCTGTATAACTTCCAACAATCGTTGTACATTGCTGTGACTCGCTTATCATATTCTTCCATATTCCACTCCTTTGTTACCGAATGTTACCGTTTTGAGTGCTCGTTACCAAAACACGGAAACCGTTATAAGCCTTGAAAACACTGTGTTTTCTGGACTTTTCGCCGTTCGGTTACCAAGTTACCACACATTTTCCCATGTAGGAGAACTTATTTTTCTCACTTTCACATATTTTTATCTTACCTATAAGGGTAAAAATTGACTGGTAACTTGGGTAACGGGTAACTTTATTTGAATGGCAACTCCTCCTGCTCATACATTTCCATCGTCTCTACTGACTCAAATCCATCCTCATCCAGATTCTCATTCAACTTCAGGAACACGCATCTTACAGGATTCCCGCCTACCTTTTTCACCTTTGTCATTCGTCCGCCCTGTGTTTCAATCAGACCTTTCCGGTCCGCCCATGACAGGAATGCTTTGTCAGAAAATCCACCATTTTTACACAGATCCTTGAATGCCTGATTGTAAATAATAGCTCTTCCTTCTTCCAGAATTCCCCACTGCTCAACTTTGTTTTCCGCATCAAATTTCTGCTCATTCATTGCAATCTTATCTTTCAAATACCGGTAGCAGCGTTCATTATCACTAAGATCGTTCCTGTTGATCAGAACGGTTTTTGCCTGCTTGATCGTGATATATTCTCCGTCCCGGAACAAATAATCCGTTGCTACTTTATCTGCAGTAAGAAGGATTGCCAACGACAAGCTCTGCTTCTGCATTGTCTCATCATCCTTAAGCTCTTTCTGAAATTCTTTCTGCATCCGCTGTAGTTCTTCCTTGCCAATGCTTTTCAATGCTTCTATGTAGCGTTTTCCTGCCAAACCATAATTTTTCTTTACAAGCTCTGCAGTCTCTTGTGGATCTTCATAAACATTATCCTTGCATTCAACTTCCAGAATACGGTTAATTGCACCGCCCTGGGATACATATGAATTCAGTGGACGTTCTCCATTGGTCAGGATACAATTCCGCCACCGGTTCTCCCGGTTAATACCAAGTTCTTTGTTTGATCGGCTCTTTCCTTTTCCGGAACACATGTCGTATACCATGCCTTCAAAATTATCCCGAATCCGGCTGCTGGTTTTACTGGTATCATCCAGGATCATTGGCAGATGGTTTAGCATATCTGCCTTTGCTTCCAATGCCACTTCTGTTGTCTTAAAGTCTCCGATATACGCTGATTCATCAGGATTTGCCCAGATTGATGCGGCAACCATAAGAGATACTGTTTTACCGCCTTCTGTTTCTCCCCAGAGATCTACGATAAACGGTAGTCCTCCCAGGAGACTAACCAGAACGCTCGCAAAAGATGCAGCCATCATAAATTTTATTTCCAGCCGGCCGGACTTACGGAGCTTCTGCATATGGCTCTGCCAGATTTTCCAGTTTCCACGCTCTGATACACTGTCATAGGTCTGACGGAACCGTTGATCTCCATCAAACACAATCTCCGTGTCGTAAGGAATAAAATCGTTCTGGATCCAACCAAGCTTACTGGTGGAGTACTGAACCTTGATATGGCTGTCGTTCATATTCTCCACATCTGACAGAAAACGTACCAATAGCTTTGCATTTTCCGATGTAACAGAAATGCCTCTTCCTGAAAGAGCTACGATCTTACTGGCAGATGTCACCATTGTTTTAGGGACAATAATCTCATCCCATCGTCCATTTCGCTTATATGCGATTTTAATCTGCTCTTCGCCAGTCTCTAAGTTCTTCATACGTTCTATTGGCAGAATTGGATGATAGCACGCAACTGTTTCCACTTGGCTGTCGTTCTGTGCGAATATACCATCTTCTCCGGCAACCCACGCTCCGCAGAACATGTTATTATATGGTCCTTCAAAGTTCGTCCACTTGTCCAACATTGCTATTGGCTTCTTGCGCTCCCGCTGCTTTGCCTCCCGATCCACTTTCTTGTATGCTTTTAACAACTCTTCGAACTTCTTCTTTACTCCAAGCTCTGCAGCTCGATCTGTCAGTGAAAGGATCATTCGAGCCTTCATTATCTCGTCTTCCTGGTCGAATATCTCTAAAAAGATATCCTCTGCCAATATGCTTTTACTATCCAGCCTTGCTAAAGGCTCCATGTGATCACCTTCTTTTTTCTAATATTTCTGCATGATATAATTCAAGCTGCAGTGCATTGTAACAATCACACCACGCATCTGATAATGGCTCTGACCGGTCAAGGAACTTCCGGTATATTGCTATCAAATCATTATTTAGCTTTCGTTTTTGCCGGAATCGTTCCTCCTGCTTTTCCCGCATCAGCTTCTCTTTCTTTGCATGATACACGGCCAGGGATGACTTGAAAGATGAATCGTATCCCCCGCCTAGCATCCGGAAAGCTTCCTTAAATGAAATACCATAAAACATCTCAGCAAAAGTAAAGATATCTCCATTTGCTCCACACCCGAAGCAGTTAAAGTCTTTATCATAGATCTTCATGGAAGCTTCCCGATCGCCTTTGTGAAACGGACACTGAATAAAGCCTGACCGGTTCGGCTGTGGAAGTCCACATTTATTTAAAATGTCCCGCATACTGTATGTTTGTTTAATCTCCTCACTGGTCATCTGGGGTCACCGCCCCCCCTGAGAGGATCCGCATTATTTCTTTGCCGGTATCTTTTTTCTCACAGAATTCAAATCGGACATTGTATCGATCACGAATGGTACACAAGGATTTGTACAGCTGATTCCCATCAACCGCCTTAGCTGATACCACATACTTCTCTCGCTTACCATTCACCATGCGCCACCGGACTTCATGCTTCCTGGGATTCTCCCAGAACCACACATCTTCCAGACTCTTGATATCTGGACCATGCTCCACCAAAATCACAAGCTGTATCCCTGCATTGATTGCCTTCAGAAGCTCTCTCTTGAATCGTTCATGCTGCTGGCAGACATTTCCGCATAATTCCTGCAGATTCTGCTTCCGATCGATGATGAGCCTGGGGTTATCCAGACTCATATAATCGCCGACTAATAACTTACTCGAGAAATGCTTTACGTCGTTATCATCAAATGTCTTAATGATTTTACGAATAGCTCGCTGCTTTTCTCTTGTATCAATTTGTATATCCACTTACATCACTCCTAGTTAAATGGCAGCTCCTCATCAATGCCATCCGGAATATTCATAAATCCATCCCCTGCAGGTGTAGATCCCTGCGGATACCCATTGATGTGATTCTTGTATGCTCTTGTCTCGTTCATATCCGGCACTACAGCATCGGCGACCTTGTCCACACTTACAAACCAACGAAGCACCCTCTTCTCCATCTCTCTGCCATCATAGTAATCCATCTGAGGACCATACACGCCGCCAACCAGTTTTCCCTTGAACTGCTGACCGAAATTATCTCCCCACTGCGTTGTGAATCCCTTGTTGGAATGTTCCACGCAGGTCAAAAATGTCTTAAATGAACGGCTACAATCTCCATTCTCATCTTCTGTCAGAATGTATTGCGTTGCCTGGTTCGACCATTTCTTGTCTGGGCGGATATCATTCTTGAACGATTCTGCAAAATATCCCGCCTGCTTATCTCCTGGAGCGAAATCAAAGAACACAACAATCATTGGTTTATTGGTCTTTGACATTCGTTCCTCAACCTGTTTAATTACCAGTGTATGTCCTCCAAGCTCAACGGGAGTAAATTCTCCCTGAGCCTGTGTATTTTCATAATTATTCGGTTTTCTCATTTTAATAGTCCTCCAATGCTTTCATTACTTCTACAATATCGTTATCAATCTCCATCTGGTCAAATGCTCCCATTGGAGATTTTGCCGTACTATTGTTTGCCTGAGTTTCAAATTTATATGCTCCATCTACGCACTTGCTAAGCAGTACTGTAGTGAACTTACTTTCCAGACAGATCTTGTCCAGCTTCTTCCCAGAGGTTTTGATTCTGGTAAACATATAACCGGCTTCATCGTGATCTGTCTGCGTATGTGCCGTGAAAATAATTGTCAGATCATCCCTGTATGTATATGCTTCGCAGACCAAATCCCAGACACACGCTGCAAGATCTACCCATTTGTCATAACCTTTTTCCTTACTCCGGCGCATCTCATCAGCTACCATCAATCCGTTGACCGTGTCAATTACAATCACTTTTACTCCTGGACAAGCCTCTGCAATTCGTTTAATATACTGGCGGACAATATTTGCATCATCGCATGCCAGATAATTTTTATTTTCTTTGTTATACTGTTTTCTCCATCCCTTCCAAGAAAGTCCTTTCTTATCAGCATCAATATAATATGTTGTCTTTGGATCTAAATTTCTCATAGATGTTGTTTTGCCGGATCCTGATTCTCCCATAATACAAATAACTTTACTCATCTTCCTCTTCCTCCTGCTTCTGAGTAATGGAATAACTCATCTTCCCAATACCGTATTTTTTAAATGTATTAATGATTTCACCAGCTTCCGTCAGTTCAGGTACCCTGAAAGCTGCTGTTTCTTCTAAATCAATTCCGTGATCTGATGTATATTTCTGCGTTACTCTTACTTCCCACATATCCATATCTCCTATCGAATTCTTAATCCTTCGCTCTGCTCCAAATGCGCAAAATCTGCCGGGTTATCTTTAAGCCACTTCTTGAGTGAAGCCTTGTCCAGCTTCGGATCCTGCTTAATCCAGTACTCTTCTGGAATCTTATCTTCCTGATCAACTACAACTGATGCCGGATTCTTCTGAATATTAAATCCGAATAAAGCTGTCTTAAATTTTCTCTTTCCGGTATCGATCATTGCCTTCTCAAGATATTTTTTTACTCTATCAGCATTGTTGGAGATCACGTCTTTTCTCGCTTTTAAACGCTCAATTTCTTCGTTGATCACACTTGTCACACCATTCAGTTCACGGATCAGCTTTGCACAGTTATCCGCCTTTGCTTCGATTTCTCCATCCACACCTTCTAATGTGTCCTGCAGTACCTCTGGATCAACGGAGTCATCCTCCATCATCTCCAAAAGCTGTCTATATTCCTCTGTTAATTCATATAATGTTGCCATATCTCTACCTCCGACTATTCTTTGTCATACACCACTTGCTCTGCAGCCTTTACGATCAAAAGACTTGCAATCTGCTTAAGTGATAAAGTTGATTCATTATAAATCTCTACCAGTGCGTTATATGCTTCCGGTGTTACTTTAACCACCATCTGATCATCTACCGGCTGTTTCCTTCTGGCCGGAATATGTATCTTTCCATCACTCATGACTGTTCTCCTTCTGCAATACAGGGAAGTCTTTTAACATCTTCTCCATCCACTGCTCTGAATCCCGATTGCCAAATCCGATAATATCTTCTCCCAGAACTAACCCGAAGATCACATCGCCGGCAATCATACAACCATGCTCTTCGATTCCATAAAATACAGAAGCCACTGCATTGCAAGAAAGTCCTTTGATTAACCCTTCCTCATCAACCAGCATAATCACCGGAGCTTTAAAGTAATCCCACATCTTTCTTGTCTTCACAGTCTCGAAATATCCGTCGACTGCCTGCTGGATAGATCTGAAATCCTTAAAATCTACATCGACGATAGAGATCTTATTATCCGTTGTAATTTTCAGCGTCTTCATCTTTTCTCCTCCGCCTGTTTAATGGCTTCCTTTGCAATACTTACCAGAACTTCTTTTGCCAGTTCTTCTGGCATATGTCCACGAAGTGATCTATACATTGCCGCCGTAACGCCTCTATATTCCCTTAATAACTCTGCTCCGGATCCCAGTATTTCTACCTGGCATCCTGTTATTCCGTTGCAAACGGACTGCGATGTTGCTTTAATCATTTGACTAATTTCCTTTCTTCTCATATAATATAGTTGACTAATTTTCTGAGCGCCCGAAGCTTGCCGGCTTATACGGGTGCTCTTCTTGTTTCCACGTCAGATCAAATATCTGTCTTAACTGACCCGGCGTATAGATTTTTGCTGATGGCACCGTCACATAGCTGATCAGGTAATTTCTTCGCACCTCTACGGTATTTGAATCCTTGCTGATCGCATTTAAGTGCTCTTGGATTCTTTCCAGTTCTTTCTGAAATTCATGATCTTCCATCAGCTGTGGTATCTCTTGCAATGTCCTCACCCCCCTTATCTAAGAATCAACCACGCGAACAATATAAGGTCGAATGATATACCGACCGCGCAACCGATCACACAGCCGATTAGCAGTTCTCTTATACCTCTCTGCAGTTTATTTTTTGGTCCTCGTCTTTTCATGCTTGTCCACCTCCCCTACCGCCTAAGCGGTTTTCTCTTTCTGGTATCCCAGATATCCAACAGCTACACGATTCAGCTCATTCACGATTTTTTCTCGGTCCTCTGCAGATAATGTAGCCATGTCTCTCTCTACTCCATCGATGATCACGATGTTTATATGTTTCAACTGCATCACCTCTTTATAGGTTATGTGGAATGGTTTGTACTTGTTGCGGTTCTTTGGTATAATTTTCCTATCAAATGATGAAAGGGATGATTAATTATGTCTGGTTTTAAATGCCCATTTTGCTCAATGATAATTCCATTAACACATGACACTTTATCTGTTCGTAATCCTTCTTTCGAAAGTTCTAGCGACACCCAACGCTATATTGGCGAATCTGAATCCCATTTAGAATTGAGCTTTATTCGATGCCCCAACTGTGGTGAATACACGATTTCAGCCAAAGGGAAAGGCTCTGCTGTAGATGACGTAGACGTTACCATCCGCCCCAAATCTATAGCTTACAAATTTCCTGATTATATTCCTCAAGCAATACGTTCCGATTACGAAGAAGCATGCTCCATTGTTAATCTTAGTCCAAAAGCATCAGCGACCTTATCACGCCGATGTCTACAGGGTATGATTCGTGATTTTTTTCAGGTTTCTAAAGCTAACCTTTTCGAAGAAATCAATGCTATCAAAGATAAAATTCCAACAGAACAATGGGCCGTCTTGGATGGTCTTCGCCGTATTGGAAATATCGGAGCTCATATGGAAAGGGATATAAACCTTATTGTCGATATCGAACCAGGTGAAGCCCAAAAACTTATAAAACTAATTGAGCTTTTACTCCAACAATGGTATATCGAGCGTCACAATCAGCAGGAACTATACGCTGATATAATAGGTATTGATCAAGCCAAACAACAAGAACGAAAGAAAACTGAGTAGGAAACTACTCTTTTTCTTTTGCACATGGATCATTTTCAGCAAGCAAATTTCCTTCAAAATCCCAATATTGTATGACTATCCTGCATTTATCCTTTTCTGTGCCAGTTCCTCTAAGAGCCCTCGTCTCAATTACGGAAACTACTCTTGCAGAATCCGTTCCTCTTGGTCCCTTCATCTACTCCCTCCCTTCTTCTGAACCTGTTTCATCTGTTACAAATTACTAACTACTTTCCTCTGTTATTGGAATATTTCTCATACTTATCTTTATGATTTTGTTTCATTCGAATCTTTTTCTTTCTCGAAGTCTTCCCTTTTGTCTTTCCAGTAAAATGATTAAAATTATATCCAGACATTGCCTTTTCTCCCTTGTCCTCCTATACTTTTCTTACAGGGTATGCCAGTACCTAAGTAATAAAGAAAGGAGTATGCATATGCTTAAAATTTATGCTTGTCTCGCCGGTGATTGGGTTTGTCTTACCGATGATCTTGATTGCACGATCGGTGAAAACAAGAAATCTCCTAGTGTTTGGTGGGAAGAAAACGCTTCCATTTATTCACCTGGAAAACGTCCTTCTGATCTCCTTGATAGCTTTTATGGACTAGATTATGTTCATATTAGCTATAAAGGTAATGATTGGAGAATTAATCCAATTTACCTCCAAATCGTGAACGGATAATCCTTTTTACATTTTCAGAATCGGTGAGTTTGAGTTTCTTCTCGAATTCGCCTTTTTGCATTTCAAACACTGCATTTATACTCTCCCGTAATTTAATCCATTCAAAATACGTAATCCACCGTAGTGCTTTAATGTACTCTTCCATTCTTCTCACCTCTTTCTTCCCATTGTACCTTCCTTCTGTGTTATAATATTTCCAGACAATTAATGATTGGAGTCCTTTATTATGAATAATGATGATTTTAAAAAAATGTTGGTTCTTTTAACTGTCGCATCCTCCGAGCCACCCAAATTCGAAAATCCATCCAAATATCATAAGCCACATACTTACGAAGAAACGATTTTAAAAAAGATGGCTGATGATGTAAAAACACCTCTTGAGGAACAAGTTAAATCCGTGCAATCTATTGCAAAATCCGCAGATAATCTTGCTACCGAATCCAAGGAAATTTCCAAATCCGCACAAATTTGCGCCGATCTTGCATATAAGAAATCCAAGAAAGCTGACATCAAAGGTTGGATATCTATTTTCATTGCAGCATTTGGCGTTCTTATTGAATTCGCCACCCATCAAACTCAGGTAATCAGTTTTCTCAAATCACTATTGGGAGTATAATGTGGCAGAATATCTGAAATACCAATGCCAGTATTGAAATAATTAATGCCACATTTGGAACCGTTATCTTTGACGGTTTCTTTTTTTGCATCATCTCTGTCACATCATTTTCTTCTTTCAATTGCTCTTTTTCTACTTCTTCCTTGGACATTCTTTTGACAAGTATGTCAAACATATTCACTCTGCATTCATAAGAGCAACAATGATACTCTCTTCTTGCTATACCGCTGGATGCTATACTTTTTCTTCCACCATCAATGAATATTGAAACTTCATGCTCTCCTTCTTTCCCGAGCTGAATTTTCCTTCCACAGTAGTCACATCTCATTCTTCTCACCACCTTCCATCCCGGATTACTTTTCCAAAAAGTATTCAATAGAAACTCCGAAATATTTTGCAAGAATTAAAAGCTTATCTGTTTTCGGAACATACACACCATTTTTCCAGCTTGACAAAGTAGCCGTCGAAATTCCTGTATCTTTCGCTACCTGATACGGCGTTTTGTTTGTTTTGTCCAATAAAAATTGGAATTTTTCGTACACTATTACACCTCCTTAGATATTGACACTATCTAAGGTTTCTTATATAATCAAAGTACCATCTAAGTTATCTAAGAAACCTTATTTGTTTTTAACTTAGTTATCTAAGCTATGACTGTATATTAGCATAGTTTTCTAAGCTTGTCAATACATAGTAGCATAGTTTTCTAAGTTATTTTGAAAGGAAAAACTATGTATTCAAAATTTGAAGAATTATTAAAGAAAAACAATGTAACTGCATATAGGGTCGCAAAAGAAACAGGCGTAACAACAGCCACGCTAACGAGTTGGAAACAAGGAAAATACACTCCAAAACGTGAGAAAATGCAAAAGATTGCTGATTACTTTGAAGTACCTATTGAATACTTTACTGGTGAAGAAAAGAAAGAAGATCCGTATGCAATCAATGCAAAAGATGAGCGGGATATCGCCAAAGATATGGAAAGCATCCGCAACAAATTAAAAAATGGCGTAGATGGTCCACTCTCCTATGATGGCGAACCTATTCCTGAAGAAGACGCTGAATTACTTCTAGGGCAAATAGAGTTAATGATGCGCCGACTGAAACCCATTAATAAGGAAAAATATAATCCAAACAAAAATAAGAAGTAGGTGTTGGGTTTGAAAGTACATGATATCAAGCGATTGGTCGCTTATTATGTAAGAAAATACGATACACGAAATCCATTCCAACTGGCAGAACATCTGAACGTGGAAGTCCAGATTGGACCGCTCGGAAGTCGTGCCGGATGTTATATGTTTCTAAAAAATCACAAGTGCATATTTCTTAACGAAGATCTGGAAGAACATGAGCGCATGCTTGTAATGGCGCATGAACTGGCACACTCTATCATGCACCGGAAAGAAAATTGCTATTTCATCAGGAATAAGACGCTTATGTTAACTTCCAAGGCAGAGATTGAGGCAAATACTTTCGCAGCAGAATTACTGATACCGGATGATCTGATATACGAGAACCCTGGAATGAACAATACTCAGATTGCACGCCTGGTTGGATATGATGAAAAGATAATGGAATTCAAGAAATTATAAATTTGATTCACCCAGAATCTCTAACCATAAATATATTGCCCTCTTGATACTTATGTATTTGTATGGCGGAGATATCTGATTGAATAAACAAACTCTGGAAAAACGAAATATTTTGAAACAAATAACACGAAAGGAAAATACGTATGAAAAAGAAAATTGTAGCACTGATGCTTTCCGTAGCACTGGCAATGTCTTTTACCGCCTGTGGCAATTCAGACACTTCTAAAGCTGATACAAAGAAAGAAGAAACTTCTAAAGACGGTGGAACACTTAAAGCTGAGAAAAATATTCTGAGTGTAGAAATTACTCTTCCAGCATCACTGGTTGAAGATGATTCAGCTACTCTTACAGACGAGGCAAAATCTGCCGGTGTAAAGGAAGTCACTAAAAATGATGATGGATCCATTACCATGAAAATGACAAAGAGCGCTCACAAAAAACTTCTTAACTCCATTAAGGAAAGCGTCGATCAAAGCAATGACGAAATGCTTTCAGACAAAGAAAATTATCCTTCTTTTGATTCTATCACTTACAATGATGATCTTACTAAATTTACTGTTAATGTCGATTCGTCTCTTTATGGCGGAATGCAGGGTTTCGCTGCTCTTGCATTCTACATGGAAGGAAATATCTATCAGGCATTAAATGCAGTTCCTGAAGATCAGCTTAAAACCGTTGTGAATTTTGTCAACAAAGATAGTGGAGAAGTTATTGAAAGCGGTGATTCTTCAAGCATGGCGAACTCACAGTCAGATTCAGAAACTATCGCACAATAACAGTAGTTACAAATAAAAACGCCCCAGTGTTACCAGCACTGGGGCATTGAGAAAACTATACTTTGCAAGGAACTTGCGGTATAATCCTCTCCCTCACAGAGACTATTATATCACAAATTCCTGGCACCGTGTAGGTGTTATTTTTGTACCCATTTTTGCGTAACATTAAAGAAGGAAAGGTGATACAATGAGCGTAAAATATGCATACGGCTACATCCGTGTATCCACACACGATCAGGAAGAGATCTCCCCGGACTCCCAGGAGCATCTCCTCCGGGACTATGCAACCAAGAACAATATTGTAATCCTGAAGATCTTCATGGATCTCGGCATCTCCGGAAGAAAAGCCAACAAACGTCCCGGCTTCCAGGAGATGATCGGACTGGCCAAAGGTGATGGCCATCCAGTCGATCTGATCCTGGTATGGAAGTTTTCACGATTTGCCCGGAATCAGGAAGAATCCATCGTATACAAGTCTCTTTTAAAAAAACAGCACAATGTAGATGTTGTGAGTGTATCTGAACCACTCTCCGATGATCCCTTTGGCAGCCTAATCGAGCGTATCATCGAATGGATGGACGAATACTACTCTATCCGGTTATCCGGTGAAGTGCATCGTGGAATGAAAGAAAATGCACTCCGCGGAGCATACCAGGCACGGCCGCCGCTTGGCTACAAGGTTGTGGAGCATGGCAAGCCGCCGGTGATTGTTCCGGAAGAAGCAAAGATTGTTCGGACTATATTCGAAAAATACACAAATGAAGGCATGAGCTTCTTTGATATCGCCAGATACCTAAATTCTTTAGGACTCAAGACTTCGCACGGAAAGCCATTTGAGCGAAGATCTGTCGAATACATCATCCAGAATCCTTCCTATTGTGGCATGATCCGGTGGAACCGGACAGAGAACAGTACCAATCGTATCAAGGATAAGGACGAATGGATTGTTACAGAAGGGCAACAGCCGGCTATTATATCAAAGGAATTGTTTGAATCGGCACAGGAACGATTTAAAGCCACCTACAAGCCGGTCGGCAAGCGCCCCTCTTCCACTTATAAGCACTGGCTCTCCGGACTGCTGAAATGCCCGGATTGCGGACGCACCTTAACCTCAACCACTATGAAACGAGTCAATGGGGAAAAATATTCTTACTTCTCCTGCTATGGATACAGTAAAGGTAAATGCAAAAAACCGAACGGCATCAGCTCACTGACCCTCGAAAAGGAAGTTCTGGCCAGTATCAAAGAAGTATTGGATACCAAAGATATTGTCTATGAATTGCGTGAATATCAACCCACAGAGCAGTTTGATGAGCGCAAGGCTATAACAGAACAATTGGAAAGTTTAACCGGCAAAGAGGAACGAATAAAAGCCTCCTACCGGGAAGGGATTGATACACTGGAAGAATATAAAGCGAATAAAGCTATCATTCAGAAAGAACGTGAATCCTTAGAACAGCAATTGAAGGAATTGAAAAAGGCAGCACGTAAATCTGATCAGGATCCAGCGGATGCCATGCTGCAGAAGGTCCGGAGTGTGTATGATATTCTCATTTCCAACAACTATACATACATTCAAAAAAACGAAGCCCTGAAGCAGATCATCGACAAGATTATCTACGATCGCAAGAACGATTTTCTTAAAATCTACTTTTTCTTATACAGGTAAAATGCCCGCAAGCCCAGTAAAATCAAGGGTTTGCGTGTACTTTATAGGTTATAACAATTTGGTTGACCCAATGGGGATCCAAATCCTTAGGCGACCAGGGCTATTCCCCTATCGAAATTCTCCGTTACTACTACGGTGACGACATGTACATTAACACCGCCGAAGCCATCTCCGGCATCCCATCCTCCTGGCCTGGCTATACTCTGGAAATTGGTTCTTCCGGCAATAAAGTTTTGCAGATGCAGGAACAATTAAATGTCATAGCAGGTGCTTATCCTGCTATTCCGAAAATTACTGCTGACGGGATTTACGGACCTGCAACTGCAGAATCAGTCCGTACATTCCAGAAAGTATTCGGACTGCCACAGACCGGAACAGTCGATTATACTACATGGTATAAAATTTCCGAAATTTACGTAGGCGTATCACGAATTGCTGAACTGTATGGATAATAATCGAATCGCTCTAATGATAAACGGCTTAATCACCCCTGAAAAGAAAGGATGGTAACATGAAAGCAAAAGATTGGAAAAAATGGGCTAAATGTGCCGGTATTAGGGCAATAAAGACTGTCGCGCAGACCGCCATAGCAACAATTGGAACCGTAACTGTACTTGGGCAGATAGACACGAAATTAGTAATTTCCACATCCATGCTGGCCGGAATATTATCACTGCTAACCAGTATTACCGGTTTGCCGGAATGTAATTCCGAAAACAAATAATGCTCTCTTTTGTATACTTTTGTATCAAAAGTCCCCCTTAAGTAGACTTTATCTATTTTCTGGTATGCTACCCTCATATAGGACAATGAAATATAAAAGTCCTATATGGGGGTATTTTCATGTTCAGAAAGAGTAAGATAGAACCAGTAGAAAAAGTAAAAATAGTCGAACGCTACCTT